GCACGAACAAGAGCAAGAATAAGCGGGGCGGTTTCAATAGATAGAGTGATGGAAGCCTATACTAGACAGCCACCTAATGAGTTATGGGGTTTTGTTATTTTAGGTAATGCAGCAGCAAATAAAGACCGTGCTATCTTTTCAGATGCTACAGCAGAGTTTGGTAAAGGAGAAGATTTTAGGCAGAAAATCATTCAACCTTTTGGTGTTTACATCTTTATACCTTCAACAACATCAATAGCTGCCAGAAACGAACGAGATATTGCAGAAGATTTAGTTGTTCCATTTTTTAAATCGCTTTTGCGAGTTAGATTTCCAACTGATTTAATAGAAGACCCTTATTCTGGATGTGTATTTAGCAGTCATGGTTTTTTTGATTATGTTGGATCATATTATGTACATGAATTTGCTTTTGAAACAACAGGATGGATAGTTGAAGGTGATACGCTTGAGTTTGAACCTAATGTTGCATTTCGTGATATTTTTATTAATTATAAGTCGCCTTTTGAGTCAAGTGATAATATAATAATGACTGATCATGTCAATTTAGATGATGAACCTTTGGGGTAAAATTATGAAAGTAAAAATAAATAAACCAATTTTCGGTCACAAAGTAGGGCAGATTATAGATATTAAAACAACCGGAAATAATATACCTATTTCTATATATTGGCGCAGACGATTGCAAGATGCTGAAACTGATAATTGTATTGAGATTATAAAGGAAAAGCCACAAAAGAAATGCGAGCTTTCTAAGAGTGAAGCTAAAAGAAAGAAAGCGCAATAGGTTTGAATGGAAATTATTTATTTTTTTCTTTGAACCAAGCACGAGAAAGACATTCGCTAGAACAATATTCTCCTTCAAAACCAAGTTTGCATAATGAATTTTGACCTATTTCACGTCCACAATAGCTGCAATTTGTTATAATATAATTTTTACGATCTTCTTTGGTTACTTCTTTAGCGACAAATTCAGGATAGCCTATGTTATGATTTTTCATGATTTATTTTCCAAATAGCAATTATAAATCTTCGGCAATATGATAAAGAGTAGCAGCGATTGTTGATATACATAAATAAATAAAAAATACTCCTATTATTGCTAATGGAATAGACAGATAAAAAAGATTCCACCAATGCATTGCCAAATATCCCCAAAGGATAGATACACCCAGAAAACATAAAGTTAGCAAAACTCCTGCAAATATTAATTTTATCATATTTATACCTCTATTTAATTAATGAAAAAGGTTATTATACCAATAATCACCACTATTTAGTTTAACAAAGAATCCGCAAAATCCATGCGCCAGTGTTCTTCCCCTTTTTCATCTATAACGCAAATAGGTGAGAAATTGAATAAACCACCCGTAGTATAATCACAATATAATCCATTCTTTTGCTTTTTATCTTTCGAAGAAAACATGGCAGAGTTCTTTTCTTTAAGAAATCTACCTAAACAACTATACCCAATTACACCACCTATTTCATCAACAGGAACGCCAGCATTTTTATAATCTAATCCGCTCATTACCTTTTCACAAAAAGGACAGCGAAATTTCCAGTCGCGTAAATTTTCGCCGTAAAGATTTACAGCTATTTTTTCATATTCTTCTTGTGAAATTTTTTTAATTTCTTTGGTCATCTCTCCCTACCCGTCTCATCGACATTAAGTGATTTTACAAATTTTTCTTGATCGGCTTTTTGCTGTCTTTTATATTCATCATCTAGTTTGCTATTACAGCTTGGACATATAGATGGATCAACATCAAGTCTTTCTTCAATGTAAAGCTTATATGGTTTATATAATCTTCCACATTCACAACGTCTGTAATTACCCATAATTATTTCTCCTCAGTTTGCGCCTGTTTGAATTGCAATAAATGGATTTGCATCTATAAGCTTTTCATAATTTAAATCATCATCCGCATTGCTTTTTGAAATATTCAAACCTATTTTTTCTTTGTTTTTGCATTCTCCTTTGACAAGAGTGTCTTTTAGATATTGGAATTCCCACCACTTACAATCTTTGCATTTAATTATTTCTGATTTATTCATTCGGCAACCTCTGCATTGTTCTACGTATAACACCATCTTTAACTCTTATACAGTGTCCCCATAATATACCACATTTACACTTAAGAATTTGCATCTCAAAACTTTGCGGTACTTCGATTTTTCTATTACACATGCATCTAAAAGAATAAGCCACTTTTTCTGGCTCAAAAGAATTATTGTTGTTCGGTTCTGAAAATATATGTTTAGTCATTATCTTTTGATTCTCTTAATATAATCTTCCCATAATTCTTTATTACCTATTTTTAGTATTAGCATGAATCCTGATGAACCAACAATAAACCTAAAAGTTATAAATACTAAAGGCAATATTAACCAACATATTATATGATGATGATACATTTTAAAGTGAACGAAAAACTGATAAACATTGATAAGTACAAAAATTTCTATAAAAGTAAATATGTAGTTTGCTATAAATTTAATCATTTTATTCTCAATTTTATGGTGTCGCTACCGAGAATTGAACTCGTAACTTATAGTATTTGGTGCTCTAATTATACCAATTGCTTCCCCAATCTTATCTAAATCAGTTGTTTTATATTTGTTGTATATTTCTTGTTCGATAATGCTATACATATTATTTCCTAAAAAACACTCTCGACAGGATTCTCACCTTGCTCCTAATTGTTCTATGTAGAACAATTTGTGCTGAAGCGATTACGCAACTATGTCACGATTTACGCGATCTTACACCACGAGAGTTTTATTTATAGTTAATACAATACTGTAAAACTACAATTATATTGTATAACATCTTATAATTTTTATCAAGTTTTATTTAATAAAATGCTAATATTTTCTTAACACTTCATAGAAAAACACATTAAGTCATTGATTAATAACACATTAATTTTGCTTTTTTCTTTGATAATGATAGACACATCCATTCTTATATGATACCTTTTTACTTATTACTTATAACGGAGATTACTATGAGCATAATAAATCCAAAAGTTAATATTAGCATTATTCCTGCGTTTATTCAGCCAACGGCAGAAGACCAAAAAGTTCTTTTTGTAGGTCAAAAAACTGCATCTGGTACAGCAACCGCAGGTCAACTATATCAAAGTATTAGTAATTCCCCTGTAAACGGGAATACTGCATGGGATTCTTTGTTTGGTGAAGATTCACTGCTTGCAGCAGCTATTAGAGCAGCTAAAAAACTAAATAAAATTTCCCGTTTTGATGCTATTCCATTAGATGATGATGGTGGCGCAACAGCAGCCACAGGAAGCATTACGCTAGGTGGCAGTGTAACACAAGCAGGAAAACTTTATGTTAGCATTGGTTCTAAAGAAAATAACACTTATGAAATTGATGTTTTAGCTAGTGCGGTTTTAGCTGATATAGCACAAGATATCGAAGATGCTATAACAGCCGATTCAGCAGCTTTAGTGTCTGCTAATGCAGTAGCAGCAGCAGTTACGTTCACCGCTATTAATAAAGGTGATGAAGGGAATAAAATAGGTATAAAAATATGGACTACAACTGTAGGATTATCTTATACATTAGTCGGTATGACAGGGGGTGCGACTAATCCAACCCTAACCAATGTTTTTGATGTAGTTGGAAATTTGCGTTATCAAACAATCGTATGGCAATCTACTTTTGATTTAGATGTTGTCCAAACATTTTTAGACGATAGATTTGATTCTGATACGCGAATATTAGATGGTATCGGAATTGTTTCTATTACCGATACTTTGGCAAATTTAAAAACCACCACATCTGATACAGATAGAAACAGTCAAAGCTTAGCAATTCATTGCAATAGATTGGTTAATGCTTCTCATTATAAAGGCAGCGCAATAAATGAAATGGATTTTGTAATAGCTGCTCAATTTGCGGCTGTTAGAGCATTAAGAATGACTGATGGGGCTCCAATTTCTCAATTCGTAGATGCAACAGAAGGTGTTGCAGATGCTTTTGGTGGAATTCAAATAGCAAGTCTTCCTTACTTCAACACTCCTTTTGCTAATTTACCTATTATAGATCATGAATATCAATGGCTAGATAGTGAACAAGAAGAATTGCGCGAGGCAGGTGGTTTTATATTGGGAAATAATATAGCAAACAATGAAATAATTTCAGATAGAGTTGTAACCACCTATCTAACAAATTCTGTAGGTGATCCTGATATTACATTCAAATATATGAACTATGTTGATACAGCCTCTGTAGTAAGATGGTATTTCCATGAGAATTTACGTCAACGATTCAGACAAAGTCGTTTAACTACAGGTAACGTGGTATCAGGTCGCAACATGGCTAATGCACATATTATTCAAGGCGCATTAATGGTTTACTACAAAGATTTAACAGAGTTTGCGCTTTTGGTAGGTGGAGAAGCAGCAAGAAAGAAATTTTTAGATAATTTGGTGATTACAATTGATTTAGCAGAAAGCAAATCAGTAATTGCGATGATAGCTGAAATAGTAACGCAACTTGGAACAATAGATGTTGCTATGCAAATTTCGTTTTCAACAACTGAATAGAGGATAATAAAATGCCAGATAGACAAACATTGTATAATCCAGCGGTCTCTATTAATAATGTAGATGTAAAATTTACCCCCGGCAGTATTACTTATGATGAGGGTTTTGGGGAAGCAAAAGTTCGCACAAGATCAGGCGGGGGTGGTGTAGCTGATACAGTTTATTCACGCGATCTTGAAACAGCTTTTTCTATGTTTAAATTTAGTGTTCGCACAACAAAAGATCAAGTTGAATTAGCGCGACTTTGGTTAAGCTTAGAAAATGCTAATACAATTACTATGACAGATAGCGATGACGATGGTAATGAATTATTTAGTCGTACATTTACATATATGGCGATAATCAACAAACCTGTTGTTAATGTTAATCCAGATGGGGACGTGGAAATAGAATTCCACGGAGACCCTGTAAAATAAGGTGATTTATGCAAAAAATAGAATTTGATTTTAAATTAGATACTCCGATTAATTATCATAAAGGTGGTAGTGAGGAAGAATGCAAAATGCTTCTTTTGCGCGCTCCATCATACAAAAATAGAAAAACAACAATTAAACTAAAACAAAATTTTATGCGCGCGCTTAAAAGTTTAGAAGGATCAGATGCAGATCAAAAGAAAAAAACCAAACAAAGCAATGAAAATCCTTTTACAGCAGAAGCAATAATTGCTGCTTTATTTATGTCTGATGTTGATTTAAATGATATTCTTGATGATTTTGAAATACTTTTAACACATGGTTGCTGTTTTATTCCTCCTGAAGTTCAATTAATTGGACAGCATTATAATCAAATATCAGAAAATGATTTGACGCGGTTATTGGGAGAATATATCGAAAATTTTTTAGTACCGTCATGGATGACTCAACTGATGAACAAATAGAGTATATAATTTTTAATATAGGAATTTACAGCAAAGGATCATTGACAGTAAACGATTTAGAAGCAATGCCTTTGCCGAAGGTATTAAGATATAGCGAATATGCCGAACGAATTACAAAAGAGGCTAAGCGTGAAATCGAAAAACAACAGAGGTCAAGGTAATGTCTTTTAACATATCATATATCATTGAGGCGATTGACAAATTTAGTGCAGTAGGACGTGCTGTACAAAACTCAATGGCTGGCATTACCAAAAAAGCCAATCAACTAAGTCTAACATTAGAAAGAACTCATCGAGCTTTAACAGGTATGGGAGCAGCAGCTACATTGCGCTTAACTGCGCCTATTTCCGCATTGGGTGTTGCTTCTATAAAAGCAGCTTCTCAGGTTGAAAGATGGACTGCTAGTTGGGATGTTTATACGCATAATGCAAAAAAAGCTCGCGATATGACAGAAAGCATAATGCAATTTTCAAAGAAAACCCCTTTTAGAATACCTGATGTGGAGCGTGCTGGTCTTGAATTGGCAGGTTTAACAGTTCCACTTCCTGAAATTTTAAAAGATTTAAAAGAACTTGGAAATATAGCAGCATTAACAAATATGCCTATGTCGGTATTAGCTAGTAATTTCGGAAAGGTAATTGCAGCAAAAAAACTGATGGGTATAGAATTATTGGAATTAAGAAGAATTGGTGTGGCAGTTATACCAGCATTTGAAAAATTAAACAAAGAAATGGGTTTGCCACCAGTACTTTTGACAGATTTGGTGCGACAAGGAAGATTTACTGCTTCAGATTGGAAAAAACTTATTGAATCTATGACAACTGGTACTGGTAGATATGCTCGCGGTACAGAAAAAATAGCTAAAACATTATCAGGAATGTATACAACTGTTAGAGATAACATATTTATTGCAAATGCTGCAATAGGAGATCAAATAAGTTCTATAACACAATTACATTCAAGAGTTAATCAACTGAACAAAGCCATGACAAGATTTACTGAAGCATTAAAGCCATGGATAACCGCACATAAAGCGTTTGCTGCGTTAGCAGTTGAGGTTGGGATTATTTTAGCATTATTGGGACCAGCCTTGGTTGTTCTGGGTCAAATTGCATGGGCTGTATGGGGTATTTCTAAAGCATTTGGAGTAGTACTTACTTTATTTCGTCTTATTTTAAAAGTTGCATTATTTTTTATTGCCACACCAATAGGTTTAATTATAACAGCATTAGCTGTCATTGGTGTTGCTACAGTTTTAATATTACACCATTTTTATCTATGGAAACAAATAATACATGGTGTAAAAGTTGGTTTACATGATATTGGCAAAGTAATGAAAGTAGTTGCAATTCCATTTAAGCCAATTTTATGGGTATTTAAAGAAATATGGAAACTGCTTAAACATATAGGTGGTTACTTGTGGAAAAATTTCTTTTCGCCTATTGATGAAAGCTGGAAAAACATAGAAAGAGTGTCGCGTGGATTATCTCGTCTTTTAATTCCAAAAGATGTGATGAAAGCTTTTGCAACCCCTATGTTTGGACAAGGAGCGGCATTTGCTCCTATGGGTTCAATGGCTCAAACAATACAATCTAATTTAGCAATTTCACTTCACGATCCGGGACGCAACATAAAAGCGATAACAGGAGCTAGCACAGGGAATATGACGTTTGATACTGGTACAAATATGATGATGTCGAGGATATAAGAATGGGATTACGTGATTTACAATTATATCGTGCAAGTTATCGTGGTGTGCGTTTTAAGCCTATTACAAGCACCAACACTGCTGGTAGAAAAGTTGTTGTCCATGAATTTCCTAATAAGACTTTTAGATATATTGAAGATTTAGGTAAAAATCTAAGAACATTTACTGTAGGTGGTGAAGTTGCTGGCATTTTATGGTTAGAAGACAAAGCCAATCTTGAAGATGCGCTAAATACTGAAGGACTCGGCGTACTAGTTCATCCAGAATATGGCAATGTTAATTGTGTTTGTACTACATATAATGTTACCGATGATCATAAAGAGCTAGGTGTAGCAACGTTTGAAATGACGTTCGTTGAAGCGAATGAAAATATATTCCCTGCTGCAACAGGTGATAATGCTTCTGCTATTGCCAATTTTTCAAGACAGATGTATAGCAAAATCGGTGATTATATTAGAAATAATTTCTTTATCCAGTTCTTTCGTAACATTCAAGATAGCGGAAACCAACTAAGTTTGTTTGAACAAGAATTAAAAGCGATTGGAGATTTATCTAATGCAAGCTCGGATAGCAAAGCTAGTTTTGATGTATTATTAAGCACATTCGGGAAACAAGTTTATGCTTTACCTCAACAGCCAAACGAACTTGGCGACCAATTACCTGATTTAATTGATAGTTTTGACAGTTTATCACAAACAGTTGATGATCGAGATAATATTAATAATAAATTATTTGGTTTTGGAGAAGATGTCACACCAGTTACACTGGAAAGTCCTGAAAATATTGAGAAAGATCGTAATAGGAAAATTATTAATGGGTCTGTTAATGGGATTGTTTTGGCTAATCTTTATGAAAATGCTGTTTTAATTAACTACTTAGATGATCAGCAATTAAACGCCAAAATTGATGATTTAGAAGACAAATATGAAAGACTAGTTTTTGGTGCAAACAATTCACTTGATGATGATAGTTTAGATAACATGCAGAATTTGCGTGATGAATGGCGTAAATTCTATGAGCGATTAAGGCTAACTATTAATAAAGTAATTCAAGTAGAAACCAAAAGAATGCCGCTAAAAGTAATGGTTTATCAGCATTATGGCAATATTGATAATTTCGATGTGATAATGCAATTAAATAACATAAATAATCCCGCCTTAATTGAAGGTACTTTTAATATATTATCGAACGGATAAATGAGCCAACCTATAACTATAACTATAAATGGAGTTACTTATGACGGATGGAATCGGGTAACAGCTTCTAAGTCTATAGAAGATTTAGCAGGCACATTTTCTATAGAATTATCACGTACTCCTAATAAGGATTTTCCTATTAAACAAGGTTCTGCATGTGTTATTCGTATTGAAGGAGAACCTGTAATAACAGGGTTTGTTGAAAAGATAGAGGTAGATACCGCAGTTGATAAAGATCGTGTAACTGTAAGTGGGCGTGATCGAACAATGGATATTAATGATAGCACAATTATTTTGCCAACATTAAAACCGCCTTTTAAATTAGAAACTGTTGCAAGAAAGGTTCTTGATTTTTTGGGAATAAGTAATATCAGAATTATTAATAATATAAAAGATTTAACACCCTTTGAGCATATTGATAGCAACGTAGAGGCTGGAGCAACAGCTTTTAATTATATTGAAACATACGCCAAGAAAAAACAAGTATTATTAACAACTAATGGTTTTGGTGATATTGTTTTTACTAGAGCTACTACAGATAAATTAAAAACCATATTAACAATGGTAAGAAATGCACAAGCCTCAATATTAAATAGCAAAGTCACGTATGATAACAGTAAAAGATTTCATACATACGAAGCTGTATCACAAGCACAAATAAATAGCCCATATTTTAGTACTAATCCTCAACCAGCACAGCAATTAACTAATATCGGTTCTAAGGTTGAAGATAACGAAATTCGTAGAGGCAGAATATATACATTTATGCCAAAAGGCACAACACCGCATGTGGATATTAAAGAAAAAGTGAAATGGGAACTAAATTTTAGAAAGTCACAATCTTTTGTTTATAATGCTACAGTTCAAGGATTTAAACCAAGAGAGGATAATGAAATATGGCGACCTAACAAATTAGTTCAAGTAAATGATGAATTTTGTCAATTAAATGGCACATTTTTAATTACATCCTGTCAATATACTTATTCACTTGATGATGGTAGTAAAACCAGTTTAAGAATAATGGATCGAGATGCTTTTACTACGATTATTACTAAACCAGAAAAATTAAAGAAAATAGATAAAGCTGGTGGTAATTATTTTCCTGATCAGCCAACACAACATGATGATGGTTTTTTGGAATTTGCTAAAACATTTGGGAGATTCCAATGATAGAGGGACTTGCGAGATTAATTAAAGATATATACAACCAACTTAATAATTTAATAAAACTGGGTCATGTATCGAAATTTATTACTGATGATCGCCCTTATCCTGTAGTGCAAGTTACTTGTTTTGAAAAATTGGTCGGAGATGCAACAGTTATACTCCCTTATGGAATGTCTAGCGCATTGCCTGAAGATACACTTGGAATTTTATTAAATTTACTTGGTGATGAAACTAACAGAGTATTTATTCCTATTTCGACCACAGAGCGTGTTAAGAATTTAGAAAAAGGTGAAGTTGCAATTGGCAACCAAGTTAAAAAGACATATCTAAAATTCGACAAAAATGGTAATATTGAAATTGAAGGGCAAGGAGATATTAATGTGACGACTACAGGGAATGTGAATGTAGATTCTGGCAGGGTTAATTTAAATTCAGGAGGAACATTGAAAAAGATTGTTTTAGATGGGGATGCGGTTAGTGGAGGACAAGTTGTAGCATCTGGGAACAATTATTCTACGTAAGGGTTTGAAATGCTTAATAACACAAATTTTATAGATTTAGATTTACAAAAAACTGATGAAGGTTATTATGATTTGTATCTAGACTCAGATGGTGATTTTGCTAAGACAAAAGGATTTAATACAGCATTAAAAATGTCTTTATTAACTGATGCGCGAGCAGAAGCAAGTCAAGTTCCTGATCCAACAAGACGTAGAGGATGGTGGGGAAATTTTTTACTTGGTTTTGGAAATTATCAATTAGGATCATTGCTTTGGTTACTTAATCAAGCACGTGCAACACAAAACACATTAAATGATGCAGTAGATTTTTCAAGAAATGCTTTGCAATGGTTAATTGAAGATGGTCACTTAGATAAAATTAATGTTTCAGCAGAATATACCAGTTTAACAGAGTTGATGGAACATATTGATTTAATACGATCCAACAATGTGATACAATCATTTGGTTACCAGATTTGGGAAAATACGTTACTAGAAGAAGATTGTTAGGTGAGAAAATGGCAACACCAAATTACCCAAATAGTCCGAAAGAAATTTTAGACAGACAGAGAACTGATGTTCAGAATGCTTTACCTCAATCTGATCCATTTTTAAGAGCATCTTTTATATTAGCGATATTAATTGGAAACGCTGGACGTTTTTGGGATATTTATCGAACTATCTTTAATTTGCAAACACAATTATTCCCTTGGTCTGCTGAAGGTGATTTTTTAAGGCGATGGGGTTTATTTAAAGGGCTCGATAAAAAGCCCGGGTCAGCAGCAGAAGGATTAATTAGTATAGAAGGAATATCGGGAACATTAATACCTGAAGGGACAATATTTCAAACACAAGCAGGGAATGAGTATAAAGTAATAGATCAAGACTATGAAATAATTGAT